TAAACCTTGCGATTGTAATTTAAAAGAACAAGAGTGTAATTGTGGGGAATGATAAAACCTTTTGTAATAGGCACAATACTAGCCCTTATATTAATTTTTTTTCTTAATAGTATGATGAACTCAGCACTAGCTGAGACAAATACAGTATCATCAACAGTCGTAACAAATAATACTCCACCAACTGCGAGCAGTCCTAGTGTTGTTGTCAATAATTCTGATGTATGTAAAACTGCTGTAGCTGGTGCAGTTCAGACTCAGATACTTGGTATAAGTTCTGGTATGACAGTCACTGATGAGAATTGTGAAAGAATAAAATTATCAAGATCGTTATATGCTATGGGTATGAAAGTGGCTGCGATTTCAACATTATGTGCAGATTATAGAGTGTTTGACGCAATGTGGAATGCTGGAACATACTGCCCTTTTCAATCAGCCATAGGCGAGGATGCAAAAACAGGTTGGGAAAATAATAAAAGTTTGATTCCTAATGGTAGTTTAATATTTGTTGAACTTGAAAAAATAGAGGTTAAAGAAACACCACAAACAGTTAGAGATTTAAATGATTTTGAGAAATTTGTTATTGTCGGCATGGCTATGTATATTGGTGTGCCTATCCTTTTCTAGTAAAGCTGTAGATTGCACAACTGATACAGTAGGATTATGTAATCCCACTATTGAACAAATCATTGAGGAAGTAATCACTGAAACAATAGAGTTCCAATCTGACGGTATATTAACAACTACGACTACTGAAACTACTACTACGACAACAACTGTTTCTAATGAAGATTCTGGAGATATTTTAGATGGCGATAATGGTTATGTCACATCTTCAAAAGAGGGCGATATGGACATTGATTGGGGAGGTCAAGGACCTGCGACTATGCCGAGTGGTTCTGGTTGTTTCAATTTAGGAACTGATAAATGTGCCCAAATAACAGGCTCTGGTAATTCAACATCAAATATGGGTGTAGAGGGCATGGGTACTACTTTCATTAATACTGTTGATATATCAGACCTAAATATAAAATATGGTGGTAAAACTAACTATTCAATAAAGGTTGATAAACAGGATGCTTCTGATTCAATCTACATGCATATTACAGGAAAAAATGGCAATACAAATGTTTTTAGTGGTACGGATATTTTAAGTGCAAGTGGCACAAACTCTGGATTTGATACATACACAGGGGGATTTGATTTCTCTGGAAGTATTACAACTGTAATTATAGAGGTCGGAGGTAGAGATATCAATCTTGCAATCGGACCCTTGTTCGACGATGTCTCTGTTAACATTTTGTATAACACTATCAATACCATTGTTGAGCAAACGATAACAAGTGTTGAAATGTTTGTTGCTTTAAACCCTGATGTGCCTGATGAAGTAATAGATGTTGTTGAAGATATTTTTGATGCTAATATTCCTGTTGAATCTGATGTCGGTTTTGAGTTTGAACCTATTGAGGTAGAAGAAGTAAGTTATGAAAGTGTTGAAATAGAAATCGCTGAGATAGAAATAGAAGAAATACAAGTAGCAAGTGTTGATGTTTCAGAAAATGTTGAGGTCAGTGTGGCTGATGTGGAATCAGAAATTGAAATGGAGTTAGAAATGGATATTGAAGATGTTGAAACAGATACAACAGAACCAGAACCAACAGAAGAAACACCAAAGGATAGCGAAAGCACAGAACAACCCGAAGAAAAAACAGCAGAATCAACAGAGGAACCCAAACAAGAAGAAACAGAAGTAGCAGAGGCGAAAGAAGAAACCAACCAAGAAAAAAACCAAGACGATGAAAAACAGGAATCATCTAAACAAAAAGCAGCCAAAAAAGTTTTGAAAAAGATTGATGATAAAAAGAGATATGATTCTACAAGTCAATTAAAAACCCTCGTTGTAATGCAAGTATTAGGAAACACTAAATCATTTTTTGATAGCCAACAAGAACTTAATGATAGGGCAAATTTTTTTACTAATCTAACTTTGCCAGATGCTGTCATATCTGATAATAATATTGCAGGATATTTACTGTTTGGTGGTAGTAATCAATTAATGAATGAAATGATAGATAGTCAATGGCAACAGAAATAGATGTAGGTGGAGTTAAATTTAGAGGAGGTAAGATATTTCTTATTATAACTATTTTAAGTAGTTTTGTAGGGGTATTATGGGGTGGTTTTGAGGCATATCAGAGGTATTTAGATATGGAAGCCAAGATCAATAACTTTGTATCGCCAGATATGTCAGGTTTTGACAAAAAATTAGAAGTGTTAGATACTGAATTAAATATGTTACAATCAGAAATATCTGTAATACTTGACGAGGTTGCTTTGGTGGCCGATGTTGCTAAAGAACTCAAAAACGATTTAAAAGCAGATGTCCGTAGAATAGAAACTATTGTTGAAGATGTTGAGCAAAGAGTAAAAGAAGATAGCCGAGAAAATGCAAAAGATTTAAAAGAAGCTATTAATAATATAAAAGATGATATGACAGAACTAGAGGAAAAGGTTGAAAAGCAAATAAGAAACGCATTAGAGAACCCTTTAAGTAAGTTGAATTAAAACACATATATGATATTTATTGCCCATGAGTAAGATTACACCAAAAACTACAAAAGAGCATATTGTCAATATTTATAATAAAATAGAACAGTTAGAATCAAATCATATTTACCATTTGCAACAAGAGGTAAAAAAATTAAATCGTATTTTGTATGCTGTTGGTTTTATGGTTGCTACACAATTTATAGCATGGGGATTAAAATTTTTTAGCTGATGGACTTACATACTTTACAACAAGAAATAATACAGGAAGAGGGTGGTATAATACTAAAACCATATCAAGATCATTTAGGATATTGGACAATCGGTGCTGGCCACCTTATTAGAGATAATGAAAAACAAGAACTTATGCAACCGATTACATATCAAAGAGGTTTAGAATTATTTTTAAAAGATTTTAATGTATCAAAAAAAGATATGGAAACTTTTACTGAGGGTATGAGTATTGATGATAATGCCAAAGAGTGTGTGCTTCACATGGTATTCCAGCTTGGATTACCTCGTTTAAATAAATTTATTAAATTCAAAAAGTGTTTATCGGAAAACGATATAGAGGGTGCTATGGTTGAGATGAAAGACTCGTTATGGTATCGTCAAACTACCAATCGTGCTAATCGCATAATTGATAAAATGAAAAAAAGTATAGGAGTATAAATGGTACTAGGAAAATTATTAGGTGGTGATGCAATAAAAACTGTTGCTGGTGTTATTGATGATTTACATACCAGTGAAGAAGAAAAAGAACAGTTAAAAGTGCGATTTGCTGAGATAGAGTCACGATTAAAAGAAAAACAGATGGCGATTAATTTAGCAGATGCACAAAGCACTGCTGGTGGCATAAGTGGTATGTTACAACGCTCATGGCGACCTCTTATTGGTATGTCATGTGCTTTAGCAATTTTTTGGGAGTTTGTCTTGTCAAAATTTATTTTGTTTATTTGTGGATTGTTTCAGTATGAAGTGGTAAACATACCAGAGTTAGATATGGGAACTCTTATGCCTCTTGTGATGTCACTTTTAGGTATGGGAGCACTCAGGACGTTCGAGAAAACCAAGGGAATCTCGAAATAACGAAAGGAGTCAGTTATGGCAAAAAAATTTATTGAGGAAAAAGTCAATAGATGGTGGCATGCATTCACTGAGTTAAAATCATGGGTGCAGATAGCAATAGCAATCGTATTGGTTGTTTTAGTTCATAATTATATTTTGCATTAGTATGGCTAAGAAAAAGAAAAAAACTGTTGGTCTTACTAATAAACAAAAAAAGTTGCCGAAAGCATTACAAATGGCGATTTTAAAAAAACAAAAAAAGGGGAAATGATATGCCAAGAGGAGTAGGTTATAGCTCAGGTAGGAGTTCAATGAGGTCAAAACCCATGAAACCTAAAAAAGCTAAAAAGAAAAAAAAGAAGAAAAAATAATGGTTAAGGTTGCGTCTATAAAAAACATCACGAAAGGTTTGAAACCAGGACAAAAAAAAACCATGAATCGTCACGCAAGACATCATAGTTTGAAACACATGCGGTCAATGGCTAATGCGATGAAAAAGGGTGCAACCTTTACACAGGCACATAATAGAGCCATGAGGTCAGTAGGGAAATGAGTACAGGGTTTACGACTACTGCCACAATATCTGAATTAATAGACAAAAGACCTATAAAAAGGAAAAAACGATCAAACAGGTCTAGAAAAGCTGTGAAAAAAAGCTCATACAGAGCCACACAGAGGCTTTTGAGGGTTTAGGGGTACTAATACCCCCAGACCTCAGTTCTTGCCTTTAAAACAGCTTCCTCTCGCCAAATCCAATCATCAGGGTTTGGAATCAAAGACCTTTTAACATCTTCGGCTGAATTAACAGATTTTAGGTAATAAGCCATAGCAGTTATAATATGCTCACATAATTTCATGGCATAATCATACTCAGTTAGTGCTAGTTCATAAAAATCTGTGCCTGTTTTTTTAGCTACAAGATACCATAATTTTTGATTAGCATTTGT